TTAGCTAAGGCAACTTTAAATGTAGGTATTAATCCTGGTATTGCTTTATTAATTATTGAATCACCTGCTCTAATACCTAAATCTTTATCTATTATTTTATAAATAATTGGATCATATTTGTGAGCAGCAAAAGCATTTATACAACGTACAGCATCATGTCCTGTTATCTCTCTATTAGTTAATTTATCTAATAATTCATATAGAGGACTATCTGATTCTTCATTAATTAAATCAATTCTTTTTTTACAAGTTTTACTTGTAACATGATATTGTTTAAATGGGTTATAAGTATATTCTAATAACCTATGAATATCATTACTTGCGTTCTTAATAATTTGAACTTTTTCTGTGCTGCTACTTGTGGCTCGCATTGCATTTATAAACTCAGTATATTCTAACATATTATTTATTTATTTTTAATTCTAATTCTTTTATGTGTTTACATTTACCATCAAACGCTCTCCATCTACCTGGACAATTACAATGAAATTTACCTGAATCTGGGTAGTATATCGTTTTATACGTTTTATTTGCGTTACTACTACTAACAGTCATTACAACTATTGGTTCTTGTTTAACCTTAGGTTTTGGTTTAATCCATTCTATGTCATCAATTGTAGTACCCTTAATTATTTCTTTCCATATAGGCATTAAATATGTTTTACCACGTATATTTGCTATTGTTGGAGGTAAAACTTCATCTTTATATTCATACTTAAATCGATTTGCAAATATAGTTGGACCAAACCCACTACCTGGGATGCCTAATGCCCCCTCAGTATAAATTATTCTTGACCTATAATTTCCGTGTTTATTTAAATTTGTAAATTTCCATAATGCCATAGTATAACCTTTATTTTATACGTGAATATACGAAAAAAAAACGCGGTAACCAAATGTTACCACGCTTATCTTTAATTTATTTTTATTTAATTTTTATTAACTAGCAACAACTGTTTTGCTGGCTTGATTAGCTACTGGTATAGCTGTTCCAGGTATATCACCTTTTCTTCTAATAGAATCATTTACTTTAGGATTAGTTCCAAAAGTTTTAATAGTACCTCCTGCTAAAGCTATAGATTGTGCAGGAATAGTTATTACATCTCCTATAAGATCCTCTTTTCTTATAGTAATAATTAAATTACCACTACCACCTAAATTAGAACCTGCTAATGTAAGTGTATTACCAGGTGAGAATCTTCCATTACCATTATCAGTTATTATAATTGATGTAATTGCAGTAGAACCTACACGAATAGTAGCGGTCACATTTTGACCTCCTGTTCCACCTGAACCCTGAGCATAAGTCATTGTTTCTCCAACATAAAGATCTTCATCTGGAGATGTTGGTAATGTAGTTGCAGAGGCTAATATTTCAGCATCTTCTCTTAATATAGCGGCTGCAAGTCCTCCATTATTATTAGGAAAAGCGGTATGAGTATGAGCAAATCTTAATACATCACTTCCAGAACCAGTTCCATAAGTATAAGTAAATGTGGCAGCAGAACCACTACCAGCTTGTGAATTATTAACTGTTATAGTTGGATTACCCGTTACTACAACTGGTAGTTTAAATCCAACATCTATAAAAGGGGCATTAGCTGATATAGATTGAATATCTGGTTCTCCAAATGCTACAGTTTCTACTCCATTTTCAATAACAACACCTCTTTGTGCTTTTTGGGCTGTAAAAAAGTTTTGTTGGTTTTGAAAATCTAATTGTTCTTTTAAATATTTCTTTTTAGCTTCCATTATAGGAAGTTTATTATTTTCAGGTTTTTTAAACCAACTAGCCCATAATCCAGGGTTTTGTCTAATAGAATATAATCCCATTTTATTAAATTTTATTTATTATAAATATATAAAGATTACTTGCTTATGCTGAATAAGTTGTATCTTTTCCTTCTTTTTTATGTTGTAAATCTAAAGTTAATGCCTGACATAAATTTTTTAACTGTCCTGCATTGTGGATAGCTAAAAAATCTTCATCAGTTAGGTGGTTAAATAGTGATATAGTACTTAATTCCATTTTACCTTCCTTGCCCCTTATACGTTTTAACATAATTTTTACTATTTTTTAATTTGCTGGATTTATTTTTTGAATGTATTCCAGGTCGTTTTTTTCTTTTATTTGGTTTATAATTTAATACAACTAACCTTGCCATTTTATTTTTTATTATAAATATAGTTTATATCCTGCAAAGCGCTTCATATATGAAGTAATTTTAACTCCATTTCCATCTTTTTTTACTCTCCCATTTCTAAACCATTTCTTAACACTTCCTTGACCTCCCAAATGTGCCGCTGCTAGTAATCCAGATTCAGTTACTAATATACCATGTACTAATTGACCTTCATACTTATCAATATGTTTTTGTAATCTTTTTTTATTATGTAAAAGTAATTTTAACATTGCTTCTTCCTGTAATAATGTATCTTTTAGAAACTGCCTTCTACTTACTTTAATTTTTAAAGTCTTTAATGTAGATTTACCAAATTGGTATCTACCCATATAACCGTATCTATTAACTATATGATATCTATTTCTAGATTCCTGGTGCCCTATAGCATCTAAAAATGCATTACGGTCCATTATTTTTACTTCAATAGGTTCGGATTTTATTTCTATTTCTTTTATAGAAAGAGAATCTATGCTTATTACTGATGGGGTAGTTATTGGTTTATGTTGTGTAATTGTAACTATGCCTACCCAGCATAAAATAATTAATAATATACTTTTCATTTTTTTAATTTTAAATAATTAATAGCATTAACAATTTTTTGACAACGTTCATAATCTTCAAACTCTTCCATTGTAACTAAATTTTGTTCTAGTGTTTCAATCATATCAGGACGTTCAATCATAATATCATATATAGTATCATCATCTTTAGTATGAATTGAAACTACAGGAATAGTTTTTTTCCTAGTTTTTAAATTTAATAAAGCAGTATCTACAATTAGATTATGTAATTCTTTACTACTACCATTAAAAATCTCCTGCAATTCTTCTTCAGTATCAAATTCCCAATTGTGTTTAAATTTCATAATTAAAAGTTTTTTAAAAAGTTACCTTTCATTATTTTAGATTTTAATTGATTTGATTTTTCATCATTTTTAAGTATTTTATCAGTTAATTTTTCTAAGTGTTTACTTTTTTGCTTACTATAATCCTTAGTAATCTTATGGTGTTTTTTATCTATTGATCTTATTTTTTTCATATTTTAGAAATATATTGGTTAGGGTCATCTTTATTATTGTCATCTAATCCTAATTCCCTTAAACGTTGTAAATGATAATCATCTACCTCCCACTCCACTTTTTCAGACGTTCCATAGTGTTCTTGTTTACTTTCAATCTGCTTAATATCCTTATTATTAAAAATGTCACCAACTGTTAAAAAATAATGGTTATAGCATAATAACTCAACATTATCTAAACTATAGTTATTAGAATTGTTATCTTTGAAGTGTAACAAAAGAGGTACTTTATAATCCAATACCCTTCTTTCTTTAAATGTGCATATAGAACATTCCTCTGATAAATATCCCTGTTCTATAAGAGCGTATTTAAGTTTATTGGGGTCAAATGATGAAGCTGCTATTCTACCCTCAATTATCTCAAGCATATGGGGCATTTTTTTAGGTCCTTTTAAAAATTTAGGAATACCTTTCCCCGATTGGTTTTTATGACTATCAAATATTTTATACATTTTAGCATATCTTTTATAATGCTGGTATGAAACATGCAAATATCTGGCAGCAGCCATATTAGATTTTGTTTTAGCCTGTGCTGCCACTATCATTTCCTTAGATAATGGTTTTGGTTTTGGCATAACTAAGTTCTATCTTTATCTGTATTATTAATTATTTGATATGGACCTTGCAAATTACGGTCTTCTTTATCCATATTTAACATTTCAGCTTTAGCAGCATTTTTATCACCACGTTCAAGTGCAGATGCTACTACAAATTCTTCATATTGATCTTCTTCCATAATAATAGTTTCAGTCCAAGTATGATCACCTGATCCTCTCATTACAGGAATACCACGTTTAGTACCTACTGTTGAGCAATTAACACAAACTTTGTAACCAAATTTAGTTAATCTTAATTCTGGCATAGGAGAACCACATTTAATACAAGGAATCATTTTCATTTTAATGGGTGTTTTAATAGTATGTCGCATAAATATATAACCTTTAAATTAGGTGTAAATATACGAAAAAAATATCAATAAACCAAGTATTTGTGGTCTTTTTTAAGAGTTGGGTTTGTAACTTTAATTTTATTTTCTATAATGTTATTTTTACTTTTAATAATAATTTTAAACCCTTCATACTCATATTCCCCTACATCATAGTGGTCTACTAAATGTTGTAGATTACATATAATATTATCAAATGTATTTTGATTAATATTAGATAAATTAAATTTTACCAATACATCACCTTTGGAATCACCTAAACTTACGTAATCTTCTAAATTTTCAGTATTATACATATAAGAATACTCATCCCAGTGTTTATCCGTAAAATTTAATAATTGATTAGCATAAGTATGCTCATTTTGGTTTATATATTCATTATAAAGTGAAATCTCATTTATATAATTAATATTAAAAAATGTGGATACCATTTTAAATGTGTTATAGTTATTTGTATCAATATTAATTTCTGAGTTTATATTGTAGTAATATTCATTAGGTTTGCCGTGACTAAACCCACCCCATTTTCTATTAATTCTAGACATTTCAACTATATCAGCATGTTGTTGTAACTGGGCTCTTTGTTGTGCTTTTTTATTTTGTTGGTTATGCCAATCTTGCCCTCTACTAGATACACAAGTAAAATGATAAACTAAAGCATCCCAAGTTTGAACTATTTTATTACCACTTAAAACTAATCTATTTAACACATCAGAGTCTTCTCTAGAACGTCTAAAATAAGTATCATGACCCCCTATTTCATTCCAAACTTTTTTATACATTGTAAAGGGTGCAAAGAAATATTCTGTTTGTTTTTCTTCCCTATTATGTTCACACCAATCTAAAAACATTTCATATTTAAAATCTTTTGGTGATAAACCAAAATCCTCAGTATGTTTTTCTAGTCCTAGGCCATGTAAAGGAGGTTCAATTCTAGTACTGGATAATATCATATTATCTTTTACGTGTTTACTAATATATACATCATAATTTTTACTGATCACCATATCTGATTGTAAATAAGAGACAATGTCGTTAGATGCAAATTTAAACATTTCATTAATATTTCTAGCATACCCATAACATATAGGAAGTGGGTTTTTTAATATTTTTAAATTTGGAAATGTTGTTTTTTGCTTAGTTAACCATTCTAAGGTACCTTGATTATCCGAATCTATAAAAACAATTATTTCATGTTCTAATGTAGATAGATTATCTTCTAATGATTTAAATAATAACTTGATATAATCTAATTCATTAATAGCTGTATTAATACAAAAACTAATTAATTGCTTCATATACTTTTTTTAGTGATTTTTCCATACCTATATAAGGCAGCTTTATTTGGTTTAAATCACCAGTGTATGGGTTATCTAATCCTTCTTTTTTTACTTTTATTTCACATTTATGTGTTGATAATTCATTTATTAATAAAGCTATATCAAGTAAGCTATAGGGTTGAAGGTAATTAGCTTCTAATAATTTAGAATATGGGTTTTTAATTGCATAATCAATTAATGTAATTAAATCATCCATATAAATAAAATCCATAAATTTATTTTTATGAATAATTAAAGGTTCTTTATTAATGTATCTTTTTATATTAGATTTTATAAATCTAGTATCCCATTCATTTTCATCAAACACCCCAAAAATTCTAATATTAGTAAATTTATTTTCTGATTTAATAACATCATTTATAAATTTTTTACTTAACCCATAGGGGTCAGTAGGATACATTCTTTCAGCTCCCGATCCAAAACTTATTAAATGATTATAGTTTAAAAATTCATTACATAAATTATTAAACATAGAAATATTATTAAATAAAACATCACTATCATCTTTAGATAAACGACTTCCTCCTGAGTTAGCTGTATGAATTACACAGTCAAAATATTTGTCTTTAAAAAATTTACTAGTTTGTTTTCTATTACTTAAATCAAAATCATCTCTTCCTACACCTATAACATTATAACCTTTTAACTTACTTATAATACTTTTTCCTACATACCCATTTTTACCTGTAACTAATATTTTCATCTTTTTAAATTTATATAAGTAGCTTTTGTACTATGAATAAATGTCTTAAATGTATGCAAATCTAATTCTTCAGGTTTCATTAATTGAATATTTTTAAATACAGATAAAATATCAATATCTTCTTCTCCCCAATGTGAAAAACCCAAATAACCGTAATCTTTATCTCTCCCGCCACCTACTAATTTAACAGGAATTTGTTCATGATCTAAGTAATTTCTAATCCACTCAAAAGGTCTATATAGTACAAAGGGGGTAATTGAATAAACAATAGGAATTTTTCCTTCTAATGCCATGCCTGTAGCTGCTCCTAACATTAATTGTTCAGATGATAAAAAATTAATAAACCTATCTGGATAGTCGATTTTAATTTGATCCCATAAACCATAACCTAAGTCCCCAGTCATTAATATGATGTCTTCGTTATTAGACATTTCATCATGTAAGTATTTTGCAAATTGTTTTCTCATAATGATTTATAATCTTCCTCACTCATAACATGATAATGAGCATTAATTCCTTTTAAAAATGAAGTTTGATTTACTGATGTGTATTTTAATTTTATTTTGGGTAAAAATACCTTTAATCTATCTGATAAGTACTTAGTATCTACTTTATCATAAGCTGCATAACCATTTATATTAACATATACTTCTATATTATCTATATTATGTTCTTTGATAAAACGTAACGATTCCCAAATACTCCCTTCAGCACATTCACCATCACTAATTAAAACATATACTTTCCTGTTTTTATTAGCTAACGCTCTTCCAACCCCAATAGTAATACCTGTTCCTAAACTACCTGTTGAACAATAGATACCATCTTCTTCTGCTAAATGGGGATGACCTCCATATTTTAAGAATAGATGTTCAGCATCTTTACCTTCATATTTTTCTAATACCACATATAAAGCTAAAGCAGCATGTCCAGATGATAATATAAAAATATCATCAGAGTCTTTAGTATTATAAATCTCATCTATTATATCTAAAGCTGATAGATATGAACCTAAATGTGATAGTTTATGCTTATAAGCAATTTCTAATATACGTTTTTTTAATTTATTCATTACCAAATAAAATTATTTTTATAATAACCTACTATAGCAGGCAATTCCTTATCAAATATTTTTTTAGGCTCCCAACCTAATAATCTAAGTTTATCATCATTAAGTGCATATCTAACATCTTGACCCTGTCTAGAGTAAGATAAGTTTAAAAATTGGTTTTTATCCTCATTATAATAAGGAAAAGTTGTTTTTAATGATTCATCTTCACCATGGTATAATGTAATAATTTTATTAACAGTATCCAAATTGGTTTGTTCAAAACCACCACATATATTATATATTTCATTTTTAACCCCTGATTCAATGATAGTAATTATAGCATTAGCAGTGTCTTGAGCATGCAACCAATTTCTTACTGGGGTACCATTATTATGTAAAGGGATTTCTTTACCCAGACTTAAATATTTAATGGATTTAGGGATTAACTTTTCTACATATTGCCCCACTCCATAGTTATTAGTTGGTCTTATAATAATATAAGGTAAATTATAAGTACGATTCCATGCTGTAATTAACTGGTCAGCTGCAGCTTTTGTAGCTGAGTATGGGTTAGAAGGCTTAAGTATATCTGTTTCTATATGCTCTCCGTCTGTAATATCCCCATATACTTCATCTGTTGAAAAATGTAATAAAATAGGTTTTTTACTACTTTCTGCTCTATAATTCCTAATTAATTCAAGTAAGTTATGTACACCATTTACATTAGAATGTAAAAAATCTTCACTTTTAACTATAGAATTTCCTACATGGGTTTCAGCTGCTGTATTAATTACATAATCACATTCATGTAAAAATTCTAAATCATTAATATCTTTCTTTTGAAATTTAAAATTTGGATGTTTTATAAATTCATCATATACATCAGGAAAATAAGCATAAGTCATTTTGTCCACACCCATAACATGCCATCCTTTTTTTAAACATTCTCGAGTCACATAGCTACCTATAAACCCAAAACAACCAGTTATATAAACTATTTTTTTCATTTATTTATAATTTTTAATATAATCAGAACATACTGCGTATGCTGAAGACGTATTATCATTGTACCTTTCAGGGTCTACGGCGACACTATATTTTATGGGTTGTTTACCAGGATATGCCCATATTACCCCTTTAGAGGTTAAAGTAACATCATCTTCTTGATGCCAAAAATAATTTAAACCTTTTAAACCCTTTTTATATTCTAATTCTTTTATAAATCCTATAGTGTCTAAAGATTTACAATGAATCCATAAAGATAATCCCCTATCTACTAACCATTGAAGTTCAACTAAATATGTTGGTTTATCATGACCCAAAAAAAATTCTTTTTTACAAACCCATAAATCAATTTCTACATTAAATCCTTGGGATAAAGCCATATCAATGTAAATAGGATTATTTTCCAATTTAGGATTAGGCCCATTAATATTTCCTCTATGTGATATTAAAATCATTATTATTTATAAGCTTTTACATAAATCCATTCTTCATGATTATAGTCACTATAAGAAGGTTTTATAATAGTTTCTACATTTGTAAAACCTATTTCTTTTAAATCATTAATAATATCTTGTTCATTATTTACTCTAAAATCATGTGCAGAGTTTGTACCAACCGCACCATAAGCGTTTTCATAGTAACTACTTATTTTATTATTTGTAGAGGCAAGCTTCCCGGGCTTTAATCCTTCACCATATGGGACTTGAAAAGAAAATAATCCTCCTGATTTTAGTGTTCTTAATAAATCTGTAATTAAAGATTTTCTAATACTATATACTGGGATGTGTTGTAATGTAATGGTAGACATAATAAAGTCATATTCATTGGATTTTAAATCCGATACATCTGTTCCATTATTACAATACCATTTAGCAGAGTATCCTATATATGTTTTATTACAATAATCAATATTACCCCCAGATATATCTATACCATCTACCCCAGCCCAGCTACACAAATTAAACATATTTATAACATTTCTACCCTTACCACAACCAAAGTCTAAGGCTTTTTTTCCTTCCCATGAATCCCTATTTTTTAAATCTGAGAGGAGTACATCCCAATAATCAGGATTATTATTATGTTCTTCATGGTTGCTAGTCCCACTACTATATTGGGTTTTTTGCATTTGAGCATAAGTATTGTTATTCATAATTTTCTAAATAATATTTTAAATCTTCAGGGGTTCCAAGACCCCACATTCCATTAACATTAAAAGTTCTAATTTGTTTATTATCAAGGATAGCCTCATTAAAAACAGGGCAAACATAAAATTCACCATTTACTCTAATATCTTTTTTAATCATTTGTTCTGCATAATTTACAAAATCAGACCCATGTTTCCAATAATAATATCCTACAGTAGCAATATTAGATATTGGTTTTTTTTCAGCTACTTCTGTTACTAACCCCTGTTCATTAACTTTAGCAAAAGACCATTTGGGGTGAGTAGCAGTAAATGAAACAATACCACCATCAGCATCCGTTTCATTCATTTTATATAAAAATTCATTTGAATCCCATTCAACAAATTGGTCTGAGTTGGCAAAAAATAATGGTGCTTTAGAATTTATGTAATCCTTAGCTAATAATGCAGTACAAGCTGCTCCTTCGGTCATTCCTTCTGTTTCTACTATTTTACAACCAGGAGTAATTAATGATAACAGGGCATCTAAATTATATTTTTCTCTATGTGATTTTTGTACAACATATATAAAATTAGCTTTTATATTTAAATTTTCTACTACTACTTGTATCATTGGTTTTTTCTTTACCTCAATTAGGGGTTTTGGAAAAGTATAACCAGCTTTTTCAAATCTACTACCTGCTCCCGCCATGGGGATTAAAACATTTAATGTTTCATCTCTCCAAGCAGGGGATGTTTGTTTTTCTCCCATATTTATTTCATTTAATTTTTTAAATATATTAGTATAAGTTACTTCGTTTGGATTTTTTACCCTTAAAATATATGACTTACTCCTTGAGGCGGCAAGTAATCCATAAGGAGAATCTTCTATAATCAAAGTCTCTTCAGGTAAACAACTCATCATTGATATCGCCTTCCAATACATTTCTGGGTGTGGTTTTGAATTTTTTACATCTTCATTTGATATAACTAAATCCATGTATTCCATTATACCTAATTTAGATAGTACTGTTAAAACTGTTTTTCTAATTGAATTAGAACATACTGCAATTTTATAACCATCTTCAACTAAAGCATTCATAATTGATTGTAATGTTTTACTAGGTTTTAAGGATGATAATTTAGATAAAGTTAATTTTTGTTTTTTCCCCCAAATTTCTTTATAAAAATTAACTGGTAGTCCTTTACGTTCTGTTAATATTTTTAACTTTTGGTTAGTTTTTAAACCATCATAAATAGATAAGTGGTCATTCCAGCTAATAGCATATTCTTTTCCTAATGCCATATTAAGAGCATCAAAATGAATATTTTTAGCCTCAACTAAAACACCATCTAAATCAAAAATAACTAACTTAATCATACTTCTCCTCTTATATTAGGGTTTATATTATATTCTTTAAAGAAAATACTTAATTCTTTTTTATATTCACTGGTATTCCATTTTCCTTTACTTATGGCAGTAGCAATATAAGGAAAAATAATACTATCACAATGAAATAATCCCCTTTTAACTTCACCTCCTAATTTTACCATATAAGATTTAAAATTATTTTTAACTGCCATTTCAAAATCCCAAATATTTAAAGACCCTACACTATCAAGTATAGAATTAAATGATGTTTTGGATATAATAGTTGGTTGGATTGAGAATTGAGAAAATTCATTAGTAATAAGAGTATCATCTATATCCGAAACCATATCTCCTGTAAAACCTAAACTCCCTCCAATTAAATTAGACGGCACATAAATCATTTTTATAGATTCTACTTTTTTATCTTTAACTAAATTATAATATCTTTCAATATAATTAAATTTAGGTTTATTAAATAAAATCATATCCTCATGTAAAAACATGAATACTTCTTCTTTAATTTCAGGTAAAATTTGTTTCCATCTATCTGTATATGGAATGGAATCATCATATAATATAGGGATACAATTGTCTGGTAATAAAGGGCTTTGTTTATTTACGGCTACATAAATTTTAGTAGAATTACTATTGTATTTTTGAAACTGGCCAAAAAACATTGGCCATACATCTTCCATATCCGTATGTGTGTAAAGTACTAATGGTGAATTTATTCCCATGATGTATTTAAATTTATTCGTTTATTCCAAAGCCCATTTTCTAACATCCACCATTTATAAAATGCAATAGCATTAGATAAATCGTTAGGGTTATTTTCAATACTAGTAGAAAAATGATGAAATCTACTACCTACTTTCATATTACTTTCTAATGATTCATATAATGTAGTAAACGATTTCATAATATTAGAAGATCCATAAAACCACATATCAGCAGGACCCATATGAAAATGTTGCCAATTAGCCATATAAATTTTACCTTCATCTATATTAGTTTGAAAATTTATACATTGAACTGGGTATGGGTTACCTCTACCTGGTCCTGATGTCAATCTATTAATCCTACCTAAATCAAATCGTGCCTTAATTATAATATCATATTCAATATTGCTTTTAAAAGCTAATTTAATAGATTCCGTTACACTATATAAATGTGAAAGGACTGATTTAGGTGGTCTTGGAGGGTTTAATAAAGTGTTTAGTTTGTTTTCAAATATTATATTAGAAAAATTTTTTTGTGTTTCAAATAAATATTGTTTAGGGTTATATAACTTTTTTATTTCATCTGCTTTTTCTTCTTCCCAACTATGAATATATACATCAGCATTTACTTTATCTAAAATATTTTTTTTAATATGATTAAATCCATCTATTCCCTTGGAATTGGTATCAGTTAGAGAATCAAATAAACCATGTAAACAAAGTGCTACTTTCATATTAATTATTTTATTACCTTATGGTTTTTAAATACAGTAAATTCAGTTAAATCTCTATATCCTCCTTTTTCTCCTAAATCTTCTTTATGTTCAGGGTAATTTTGAAACATAGCTAAACCATGAGCTGCTTGTTGTGGGGTCATATACATATTCCAACCACAAAATTCAATATCATCATCCTTATAAAACTTTTGACTTCTTCCCTCATATCTAGCTCTAATAAACCATTCAGCTGCTTCTTTATTATCAGTTAAAATCATTCCTCCTTTCCAAATAGGAAGTTGTTTTTTAATATGGAAAGATAAACTCATATAAGTATTAGGAATATACATACTTTTAGTAAGCCTTTTAGCTGCATCATAAATAGGATATGGTTTAAGCTGATAAATTCCATTCCAATGGTTAGTTTTACCCCTTTTATCAAATATTACTTCACCACCAGCATGTATTATAGATTGAGGTACCGATAAATAAGTTTTTGAAGGGATAGTTACTTCTTTTACTTTTAAATATTTGCATATTAAAAATAAAGCATTAGTGCAACTATCTATAGAAACCGCATAGGGCGCCCCTGTATAAGCTGAAATTTCTTCTTCAAACATTTTTACTATTTTGTAAGGATTATGTAACATAATTTTTATTTTGTTAATATATAAAATTTTTTAGTAAAACCACAAGATTCAAATAATTTAATGCTTGCCTCATTATTTATTTTTACTTTAGCAAATGCAGTAGGCCATATTTCCATACATTTATTAATCATAAACTTACCCACTCCCTTACCTTGATAATTAGGATGAGTACATACTCTTATATCATCTTTAATTACCCCAACATACCCAACTGGGGTTTCGTTTATTAATGCAACACGAAAATATTGATTATTATTTTTCATATAACTTAATTGCATTTCCTTAGTAATATAAGTGGATTTTATAAAACCATCTAATACCCTTTTATCATTTCTTAGAGTTCTTATAAATTCCCAATATTGCTCAGTACATTTTACTAATTCCATATACATATTTTATTACTATCACCTCCACCTTGATATAACCAGTATTTTTGAAGGTAATCCCTTTGAACAGGTAATTCCATCATAGGGGCTAAACAAGTTCCTATGTCAATAAAAGTATTATTTGGGTGATCTTTAAATAGTTGATATATAGCCAAATTAGTAAAACTAGCAGCTGAGAATAAAAACAAATGGTTTTTAATTTTATTTTTAATAATCCATTCACTTATATCTTTAATCTTAGGATAATCATTTATCATAGCATTATACCCTACTCTAAAATCTTTTACAAAAAATGGGATTTTAGTTAAATTAGCACTATTATGTCCTATAAAGATACATTTTCTACTATATAATAAGGGTAATATATTTTGTATAAATGAATGATAATTTCCATTTACCCATAAATTAGCCCAAGTTAATGATTCATCATCACCACCATGTAAATCAATTTGCCAATCAAAACTTTCTTTTCCTACACAACAACTACAACTAATACCTTTATAATAATTAGGTTGTTTATGTTTAAAAGATTCTATCAGTTTATCTCTATAAAATGAATGTTTTTTAGGATCAAAATGCTTAAAATCCGCAGGTTTATATGGACCTCCAGTTACTTGGTCCCCTACTTGAATATAATTATCATCTAATTTTAACTCCTTATTTTGTAAAATAAATAACTCACCATCAGAAAATCTGGCAAAGGCAAAATTTTCTTTGTTTTTTATCTTATCTAAAAGTAGATTAAAATGTTGTTTAAATTCCTTTTTCATCCATTAAAATATTATAAACTAAATTAGAGGTATTACCTTTACCATAAGGACATTTAGTATCAATATACGGATTTTTATTTATTTCTCCAAATATTTTTTCTAAATTATTAGGTGTTTTACATAAAAACAAATGACCAGTATAAATAGCTTCAGGTCGTTCTGTGGTTTCTCTACATACAATAACTTTTTTATTTAAAAATGCTCCCTCTTCCTGTAATCCCCCACTATCACTAATTATTAATTTACATTTTACTAAAATATCTAATAATTTGGAATGGGATAAAGGTTCTATTACTTTTATATTAGTAAGTAAATGTCTATGTTTTTGTACATTAGGATTTGGATGAATAGGTAATATAAATTCTAAATCAGGATTATCTTTTGCTAACCTATTAATTTTATTAAACCATTGATCCATCCAATGGTGATTTTCTCTTCTATGTAGTGTAATTAATACTTTATTAGTATATTCACATTTATCCTTATATTCTAGTAAATTATCTAATACGGAATTTCCTACTACAAAAGTATCTCCATTAGCTTTTTCATCAAATAAATTTTGTGCTGATATACTAGTAGGGGAGAAATTAACATTAGATATTCTAGCTATCATTTGTCTGTAGCCTTCTTCAGGGTAAGGATGGTCTAAATTTTTACTTCTTAATCCTGCTTCCAAATAATAAATTTTTAATTTTCTATTAAAAGCAGCTAAAGCACAGCCAAAAGCAGAACCAGTATCTCCCTGTACTAATACCTTATCAAAATCATCACTAGTAGGAAATTGTATCATACAATCTGATATAATAGAATCTAGCCTATTAGAACTTTTACTCATTTTAATTTCATAATCAACATTAATATTCTTTAATAAATCTGGGTGTTGACCTGTGAATAAAAGTTTATAATCATTTTTAGCCATAAGTTTTACTAAAGGTTTTATTTTTAGCCACTCAGGTCTTGTTCCAAAACATAATAATATTGGTTTATTTTTCATTTTCTAATTTCCAACCTTTTATTCTTTGTTCTCTAAAATATTGATTCATTAATTGTTTAAAAGGAGTTCCATCTACCCCTGCTTGATTAGTTTCCCAAAGCGATACATTATCACCCCCATATACGCTGCCCTTTGTACTACCCCAAAGTTCTTTATCAGATGGAGGATGAGGAGGAACATAAGTAGGAATATTAGCATACTTCTGCAACATATAAGAAAAATGCATATCTTCACCACAAGTATTGTACTTAGGGTCTGGTAATTCTCTTACCATATGGGATAACCATTCTCTCTTAAAAAACCAACTATGACCTACTAAATCTACTTTAACAGGTATTTCATTATTACCCGCTGGTACCCATCCAAATCTAAGATAATGTTCATAATAAGAAGAATTTTGAGGAGGAAGGGGGTTTAAATAAAGTAAACCAACAGTTCCTAATAACCCTTCATGGGTTTTCATAGTATTAAAGCAATTTTCTAGCCATCTTTTTCCTGGTATAGTATCATCATCAAATACACATACATAAGGATTTTTTGCATTCATAGCGAAATAAAATCTTGCCCAAACACCCCAGTTATAATTACAATATGCTGTAGGAATTTTAGTCCCAATATCATAGTTAGGATCAGTTCCATCCCCAGGATTATTGTACCAAAGAAGAATTTCATCTGGTTTAACTGTTTGGTTATTTAGAGCTTCTAATTGTTCATTAAGATTATCTCCTCTTCTAAAACCATTTAGGACAACTGTAACTTTATTTCTGTTTTCCATTTTTCTAAATTATAATATTTTTTATAGTTTTCTTTTGCAGTGGTACTACAATGCAAATAAAATTCTTTATCATCTTTTAGTCTATTAGCTAATATACGAGCTTTTTCTATATCTTCCACATTAACTGATAAATCAGGATGGCAAATTCTTTGGGTATCAACTTTTTTATTTCCTATACAAGGTATTCCAAAATAAGCACAATTTAAACTAAACGTTCCTGCTGCTATAGTAGGCATTAAATGTACAGCGTATTTAAACGTAGATAATACATTCATCCATCCAGCCCATGGTAATCGTTGAAGGTGATTTAAATCAGGTATATTATGTTCATTAGTTCTTTTTGCATGGGAATCTTGGGTCCATTTATCTACTTTAAAAATATCCGCTATTATATAACTTTGAAATCCCCCATACCATTTAGCAAAATTTCCTCCTATTATAACTTTTTCTTCTGGGTTGGGGGTTATATGGGATATAAGGGTTTCTATTAGAAGGGTTTTTATAGAGTGTACTTTTTTATTAGAAAATAAACCCTTATAAAAATTAATATCATGGTTGTTATGGGCAAAAATACTATCACATTTAGATAATATATTATAAAAATTAAATTGATCCATAATTTCATAATCATTAAAAAACCAAGAAGGCCCTTCCTGTATATAATGAATTTTTTTATTATTGGATTTTAAAATATCCATAAAATCAGAAGATAATAAATCTGAAGTTGGGTTATTTTTATCTATTAATTTAACTCCTACGGCATTTAAAAAAGTTTCTCCCTTAGGAAAAATTATAAAAACATGATCTTGATTTTTTATGTTTTGATAATTACGTAAATTATTATGTTCAGCATCTAAAGCATGCATCCAAGCAAATTCTGTTCTCATATTAGGATGGTTAGAAGGTATTTTGCCCTCAAAACCCATTTCAGTAAGAAATGTTATTTTCATAATAAACTATGTTTTTCTAAATATTTATCTACTAAATCATGAAAAATTTTAGGTTTTCCATAGTATTTACCATCTAATTGTGTGTGTCCTATAAAATGTACTACTTTTGATTTTAAATTTATATCCCAACCCTGATATTCATTAGAAGTATTTATATCTCCATATTCAGGGTGTGTACCCCAATTAGGACAAGTAAAATAATCTTCTGATAATATATGTGGTTTAGTTTTAGATCTAATAATATTCATAACGCCAAAAAAAGATTGTTGTTGAGTATCTATTAATGTTCTAAGTTGACCCGTTATTTCTTTACCATTCTCATCATATATACCCTTTAAATAAAAAAGATTTAATAAAAGTTGAAAACTTTCTTTAGTTAAAAAATCTTCATACATATCCAAACTCATCCCCTGAAAACCGGCATTAAATCCTAATAACTTAGGATTAATACTTAGATAATAATCTGCAGCGGGTTTACCCCCAAATAGTTTTATTAATTTTTCTAATAAAACTTTATCACACCCGGGGTTTAATGGTTCTTTTATTAAAACTGGTGTTTTACTTTTTAAGCAATTAATAAGTTCACTTAAATTATCTTGTAGTATAATATCATCATCATAAATTAGATAATAATTACATATATTTTTACTTTTTAAATAATGCCCATGAATTACAAAATAAATAGACTTAAAGTTTTTAAAATCCGAGATTGTTTCTTCGCTTATCCCCCATTCTCTACAATAATCATCAAGTTGTTCTTTAGAGTAAGATACTATATATTTTTCTAAATTACTAAATTTTTTAGTCCATTCATCTTTATATTCAGGGTCGTCCCATAGTATATGAAATTCTAGATCTAATTCTTTAAATTTATCTAAAGCTTGGTGTATAGCAAAAAGTGCAACTTTATTTCTTGCTCTATACATATCTGATATTACTAAACGAGGTTTATTTGACATACCCAAAAAATTCTTTTATTTTATTACAAACATAATCAACGTCTTCTAAATCCATTCCATGGTGAGCCCCTAATAAGAATCCATTTTCCATAACAGCATCTGCATTTTTAAAATCTTGTAGATATTCTCTATAAATAGGATGTCTAGTAACATTACCTGCAAATGTAACTCGTGTTTGTATATTGTTATTTTCTAAAAAGGTTAGTAGTTCTAATCTACGTTTTGTTTGAAAAGGTATAGCTAACCAATTTGGTTTAATACTATCATCTGGTAGTATTAATTCTTTAACATCTTTTAAATTTTCTAGATAACGTTCAATATTATCTCTACGTTTTTGTTTAAATGTTTGAAAACGTTCTAATTGGACTAAACCAAACGCAGCGCTCATTTCACTACATTTCATATTATACCCTAAAACCCCATATAAAAACTTATAGTCGTAAGGAATACCATCAACGTCATGAGCAAATCTTTCATCCATGTTTTCACTATTATCACCAATACGACCCCAATCTCTATACTGTAGTGCTTTTTTAACATGTTTTTCATCATTAAACATTACCATTCCTCCCATTCCACCAGCTGTTATAACATGAGAAGCATAAAAACTAGTTGTAGAAACATCTGATTCTTTTGTATATGTTATAGTATCAGCTGAGTCTTCAATTACAAAAATATCCTTTCTACCTAAAATCTCTAATCCGGCTTTTAATAAGGCCCAATCTGGCTTATTACCTATTAAATTAGGTACCATTATAGCTTTAACTTCAGGAGTTATTTTATCTAAAATATCTTCTACTGTAGGAACATAAGAGGTTAAATTAGAATCTATAAATATAGGTTTATAACCTAGTTGTATAATTGGGGCTAATGTAGTAGAAAATGTAAGGGATGGGGTTATTATTTTACATCCCTTAGGTAAATCTAAAGCTGCTATAGCAAGTAAACAAGCGGATGAACCCGAGTTAACAAAAACACCATATTTTTTACCAAATTCTTTAGCAATTTTCTTTTCAAACTTTATAGTACTTGGTCCAAATCCAGCTAACCAACCATCTCTAAGGCTTTTTTCTACTGCTTTAATTTCTTTTTCCCCATAAGCTTCTAATCTATTGGGAGCATACCAAACTTTTTTAGAGTGTTTCATAATATGAATTTTGTTTTTCTTGTTTTTTTATTGTTTTTGGGTGATATAAAGATAATTCTTCTTGAGGAGGTAATGTAGAATATGTTTTATGTCCTTCTAAAACCTCATGTACTTTATTTTTCCATTTGATTTCAGATTTATTTTTCCAAATTCTCCATTGGTAGTCTGGGTAGTTAACCCAGCCTTTATCATCTACTTTCCATCCCCATTTATTAATATGTTCTATAGTTAATCCTTCTACTGTATTTACTCTAGGGACTAAATAAACTTCATTATTGGGGTTAGATTCTAATATATAAGGTAAATTATCAATTAAAGATTCATGTGGGATTTCATCAGCATCTATTTGAAATATATAATCTCCAGTACAATACTCAGTTAATTTATTTTTCCAATCAGCAAAATGATTTTTAAAAGATTCGGTATAAGCTTTTATTAAATCCTGAGTTTGTAATCCAACTAAATAATCCCAAACTTGTTCCGTACCAGCTTGCTTATCAAATAGTACTATAACTTCATCCTCTTCTCTTATATTTAACATAAGAGTAGATATTAGTTTCTGAATTTCTTCATATTCATTACATACCGTTATTGCATAACTTATTTTCATATTTTATTCAGGTAATACTCCAATATAAGATAAAGCTTCTATATAATCACGTTCTTCAAAATGTCTTATAGTAGACATATCCGTTTTAAATTCTTTTTCTTCATCAGGAATTGCTTTAACACCAGCCCATTTCCAATCATTGCTACTTGTACCATCGGCAAATACCATACCTTTTTCTTTTATATTTATAGTATTAGGAATCCATATTAAATTGGTTTCGGGGTCGGTCCAAGCTAAATCTTTATATAATTCAGGTAAAGTTAGTATTTGTTCATTATAAAATTTGGAATCCTTTACCATTAAAGAATTGGTCCAAAATCCACAAGATAAACTCATATAATTTGTTATATCTTTGCTAACTTCTACTTTATAACATAAATCGCCACCTGATTTAGGACAATTTATTATTTCATCATAATTCATATTAAACTTTATTTAATTTAGGTAAATTTAATTTAGGTAATTTAAGTTCAACTTGTTGAGCAAACTGAGGAATGTTATTATTTAAAATAGTATCTACTAATTCCTTCATTTTCTCATAACTAAAATTATTTTTAGCATAATATTTTTGCTTTTGAGAAAGTTTATAGTATTTTTTATAGTTTTTAAACACATCTTTAAAAGCTTGTCCTACATGGGGAGTACTTACTTTAAACCATTGTGCCTCCGGGATTAACCAATTATTAGCAGCACTATGGTGTACATTTTCTAGTTCCCCAGGAAGTAAAATATTATTATTAGGATGAAGGAAATCTGTATGTCCAGACCAATTAGAGGCTATAATAGGTTTACCTGTTAGGCTAAATTCAAGTAAGGGTCTACCAAATCCTTCTCCTTTAGTTAAACTAACCATTGCTTTTACCTTAGGGTTGTTATAGAGTTCATTTATTTCTTTATCATCAAATTCTCCATTTAGTAGATAAATATTAGGTAATCTATTTTTACCTAATGATTGTCGAATATTCTTAATTCTATTTAAAATTTCATCTCTACTCATATAAGAAGCTACCCCTACTGATGATTTTAATATAAGCGCAGGAGGATTCTTTTTATTTTTAAAAGTTTCATAAAAAGCTTTTATTAATAAACCAACATTTTTTCTATCATGACCAAATTCCCCATTCATCCAATGTCCTACAAATAAATAACAAAAACTTTCTTTTATATCTTTTAAATTAATAGTTTTGATTTCATTAGGTTTAAGAGGCTTATATGTTGTTAAATCTGCTCCTTCAAATATAACATGAATAGGTTTTTGACATCTAACTTCCCCCATATCTTGTTTAGTTTCAGGATGTTCTTTTTTATAAGACATACTTTCAAAAGTTTGTTTAGCAAATTTAGAAGATACCCAATTTATATTCATTCTATTTAAACCTTCTATCCATTCTGGTTTACATGCTGTGGATTCAATACCTGCTGTTAGACCTATATTATATTTTCCTACGGGTTGGAATTCATTTGGGATAGTAATTTGCATCCAAATGTCAGGTTTTGACTGTTGCCAATTTTGGGGAGCAGTATATTTATATAAAAATTCCCATTGTGGGTGATCTTTACAAAAACCCCATGAAGTTTCCCCCCACTTTTGAGGTAAAAGTTGAACTTCATATTTATCTAATTCTATAATAGCTTTAACTATATCCCTGGATCTACCTCCGTATCCCGAGTATGTGTCAAATGGACAGCTTATAACAAATCTTGGTTTATTCATCTTAATATATAACTTTATGGTTTAAAAATCTCCCTTTATACTTAGTGGCATTGATTAATTCATATTTTTCCCTTGGTTTCCAAGTTTCAAATAATTTATCTATGGACTTAATAATAGTTTTTCCTTGTTCTTCCGTAGTAAATTTAGCTTCATTAGACATAGCCCACTCTCTACCTTTTAATCCTCTACGTTTTAATTCTTTTCTACCTAATTTATAACATTCCTTCATTCTTTCAGTAGCATCTTCCCATTTACATCTATCATCGTAGATATAAGGTGTTGAAGGAGAACCTTGAATAGAACGGGAAGTTGGGTAAACTGGAAATGCCCATTCTCCATGTTTTTTAAAGGTAGCTCTATGGTTTGAAGGTATATTAGCATCAGGAGTAAACCACTTACCATCTTTATCTTCAAATCTCATTTGATCTTGCATCCCCCCAGTTACATTAGCAATAAAAGGAGTACCTGCAAATAATGCCTCAGTAATAGTTAAACCCCACCCTTCATTAGAAGTTAATAATATTTGAACGTCTGCTATATTATAAAAGAAATTTAATTGAGCTTGAGTTAATTTATTAGTTGAGAATTTTATATTATCCTCATATTCTCCATCAAAAAGATATTCCTTCACTTTTCCGAGATCAGTACCTGCATCTGAAACTAATTCAGTATGAAGTATTAAATAACATTCTTTCGCTTCTTCTTTGGGTAGTGAATCTAAAAATGCTCTAAAAGCCAGCATTGTATCTGGAATTTGTTTTCTTCTAATGTTTCTGGAATTAAAAAATAAAACAAACTTAGGATCTACATCACCAAAAAGTTGATTTTTTAAATTATTATATTCTTTTATATATTTATCATCTTTCTTAATAGGAAAATATAATTCAGAATTTATACCATGAGGTACATATTCAAATATTTTATTTTTCCCTGCATCTTCAAGTACTAATTTATTAATATTTACTGTTTGTTTTGAAATACCTAATAACAAATCACATGATTCATAATATGGTCTATTATACATTGGAGCTGGGTAATCATCCCAAATATTTAAATAAATAATTGGAATTTTTTTTCTAATTTCCTGTTCCATATTAAAAATATAAGTAAAATATCTTGGATCCGTTATTAAAAATAAGGCATCAGGTTTTTCTGCATTAATTAATTGCCTTAATAATGCATTATTTCCATAACCATCAGTTGGGTAAATTACTACTGATGCATCTTTTAGACCAGTAAATTTATTTGTATCTTCAGATAATTCTAATCTTTTTCCCTTTTCTGGGTGGTTAATAGCTCCTGCTATTTGTACCCAATTAAAATGTTGAGTAGTTCTTAGTACTACTTCTTTAGCTACATTAGCTACACCAGAATGTACTCTAATATCATCACATATTAAGAGTATTTTTTTTCTTTTATCCTTAGGGATATACTTAAAGTCTTTATTCATCGCCTTTTATTTCGAGATTAATTTGATTAGTAATTTGTTTACGAAAATCTTCATCTGTAAGATATAAAAACAAGCTACGATCAGCAAGTTTTTGAAAAGAAAATTTACGCTTTACACATTCAATTTTAAAATTCTCGAATAAATCGCTTTTGACTTTGACACTCGTTAGTGTCATTGGTTTTTTATTTGTCATAATCTTTATTTTTTAAAACGTTTATTATACATATATAAGTATTATTCAAAATGTACTCTTGCCCCACATAATTCTTTATCTTCCCCATAAGGGCAAAATGTACAATTCCATTTAGAAGGGGATTTTGGGTAATCTATTTCTTTAATTTTTCCATTTGAACTAAAGCATTTTGTTATAAAATCATTAACAGCACTTTTAGCTCTATTTAATTTAATTTTACCACTTGGGGGTACAAAGGTTTGTACCCTATAAGCTTGGTGAGGGGACATAATACTATCATCATCCCAATCTAATACCTTTCTTTTTACAATAAAAAACTCAATTTCAATTTTATCTAAAGGAATACCATACTGCTCAGAAAAATATTGTTTATACAATACTAATTGAAAATGTTTATTTTCATCCTTTTTAGCATAACTATTCCAACCTTTAGTACTTGTTTTTATATCGATTATCTTAAATGTCTCTGTTTCTTCATGGTATGTGACAACATCTAAATATCCCATGTATAATACGTTATTATACATTTTATTTGGTGGAATAACAATAGGTATTTCACAACCTACTAAATATGTACCTTTTTTGCTGAAATATCTGCTTCGTTTTTTCTTGAACCATTCTAATATAGCAACCCCATCTTCAAAAAATTCCCTCATTTCTTCTGCTGAAGAAAAATGTTCATCTTTGTTTGATTTATATTGGGATTGATATTCAGATATAAATTTATCTTGAAAATAATCTTTTATATCTATTTCTCTATCTGCAAAAGCAAATGATTTATCATAAGATACATCTAAATAATGTTGCATTGCTTCATGTATAGCTGTTCCAAATACAGTATGAATAGATGAATTAAATCTTTTAATTTTATCCTTATATTGTAATTTCCACCTATAAGCACAGCTTCTAAAAATAGACATCTGTGAATAAGATATATTTTTTTGGTAAGCAAAATTAATTTGCGGAGGTGGATTATTTCTAATCTCCTTTATAATATTAGGGATTTTTTTAGCCAAATTATTTTTTCCATTTGTCACGTCCTACTAACATACCAATTATTCCATAATTAGCTATATCAATAAAAGTGTCTTCCATACCTTCACCTTTAACAAATGATCTGCCATTTATTAATAGGTTTTTTAAACGTGATATCTTATCAGTTAATCTAATACACAACCCAGTTAGTGAGAATTTTTTATCATCATTATTATTAATAATATCTCCACCTAATGCTATGTTATTCAACCCATAATCCATATGTTTACGAGCAAACATTTCATACATTTCTTCTTGTATAATTTGAAATTCGTTAGATAATTCTGGGTATTCTTCTTCAAAAATAGTTATGATTTGATTTGTTTCATCATCTATAAATTCTTGAATTTTTTTACTTGGATTCTTAGCGTTCATAATTTCTCTATCACTCATATCTGTAAAATATTTTTTAATTGAATCACCCATTAATTTGTCCTTTAGAATCAAAGTACTTTTCTAATGTTTCTAGCCTATCGTCAGCATCTACTAACATAACAAGTGCTTCTTCTGCATTTTTGTAAAAGTCTTCTGTGGAATGGTCTCCGATACCAACTGCTTTGTTACCTAATAACTCAAGTGATAACATTGCTTTTGCTTTATCTGCTTGTGCAGATGTTCTTAACATATCTATTAATTTTTTCATTTTATTAAGGGTTTTATTTCTTTTTTGGTTAATCCCATATTTGTTAATATACAATTAATTTCTGCGGTATCCAATATATTTATATATTCTTTTGATTCTTTACTTGAACACTCAAAATAATTTTTTACATGATCTACTAAATCTTTATTAGGTTGTTTTACCTTAGATTTAATGTACTTATTCCATTTATTGTTTTTAGGGATAAATTCTTTATAAATAGAATATATTTTCTTTTTATCTGTGGGTAATATCTCCTGGATTTCATTAATTAATTCAATATGAGAACAATCCATAGATAAAAATCTATGAATCATATAACTATTCCAAACCTCCCAATCTTTATCAGTAAATGACTCAACGGGAGGTTTGGTATTATTAATTGCTTTTAACCAATCAAATATATTAACATAATTCATCCTTTAATTCTTCTCTTAAATCTTTAGGTACTGAATCCTTTAATACTTTTTTAGTTTCAGGATCATAAAATACTGGGATAGGTAATAAAGCATCTTCATCTGTTCCTGTTACAAAACGAGATACTCTACGTAAAATTACTCCTTGTTGAAAAATTGATCCACCATTAAAATTTTTTACTTCTGTAGTATTTTTTAGATCAATTTGGGGTTGTTGAACTGGTTGTTCCATAGTTTAATTATTTATTTTTGGTTAATTGTTGAATTAATGACATTATATTTATTTCCTTGTCAATTCGGAAATTTGCTTTGTATTGGTGTTCATTTATTAATACAGCAGCTGTTCCTTCTTTATCTTTATAATATTCAGATGAACGATCATAAAGTGCTCTAAACAGCTCATCAAAATCATCTACATTAGCATCTGCTATAATTTGACGTATAGTATTAAATGATGATACTTTATTACCTTTGGATAATTCAGTAATAACTTTATCTATATAATTAGATGATACTAATATTGATTTATCCAGTTTTAATGTATTATCTTGTGTAGATAGCTGTATAGTATTAATACATTTACGTAAATCAGGATAATATTGGTTAACTAAGGGTACTAAATCATTTATATCATGTTCAATATGCTCTTGTTGTAATATCCAATTTAAATGTTTAGCAACATCTTTTTTAGTTGGAGGTACAATTTTAAGTACTTGACACCTAGATTGCAGGGGATCAATAATACGCTCTACAAAATTACAAGTCATAATAAATCTTGTAGTACGTGAAAATGTTTCAATTATATTTCTAAGTGATGCTTGTGCTTGAATTGTAAGAAAATCGGCTTCATCCAAAATAACCACTTTAAGGGGTTTAAATGATGCAACAGATGCAAAACTAGAAACTTTATCTCTAATAGTTTCAATACCACGCTCATCTGAGGCATTAATGTATAAATGATCACAATCTAGACTATTAACAATGATCTTGGCTAATGTTGTTTTACCAGTTCCTGCAGGGCCATAAAATATAAAATTTTGTATATCATTTTGGTTTAAGTATGCAGATATAGACTTTTTTATGTTTTCATTACCAACATAATTATTTAATGTTTTAGGTCTATACTTTTCTACTAATAAACTATGATCCAAATTCCCCATATATAGAATATTTTTTTTCTGGTTCTGGTATAACCTCTGTTTCTGTAGAATCAATTGCATACAAACTTCCTTTTAGGGGTTCTAATCTATAACTACCTTTAAAACCTGTTTTAACCATATAGGCTTCTAGGGAATCAGTTAAAGTTTTATGTATAGGACCATCTGGTTCGTTTGCAACTAATCTCCATTTATCGCCAGGCGGTACTCGCCTAGCGATTAGGATATTTTTTTCTTCAATTTTTATTTTAGCCATAATATACGAAACTATTTTGACTCAACCACAGATGCTTTTTTATAATCTGTAATTACTCGTTTAATAGCTTGTGCTGCTTTCCTTGCAGTAGCTTGACTTTTTTTAGTAGTACCACTATTATTTTCTGCTAAGATATTGAAGTTTTCTTCAATTATCTCAAAAATTTCATTTTTTGTCATTTTTTTATTATTTATTTGTTAATTTACATCATCCCCATCATTGATGGGTCTAATTGAGGTTGGTTATTATTTTTTTCTTCAATTTCATTTACAATAGTACATTCAGTTAATAAAACTGTACCAGCAACAGAAGCTGCATTTTCAAGGGCCAATCTTACTACTTTAGTAGGGTCAATAATACCTGATTTTTTCATATCAACTGTTTCTTCAGTTTTAATATTAAATCCTGCCCAAGTATCGTTACCTGAGTTAACTAAATTATCAGCTAAAATTTGTCCTTTTACTTCATCAAACCCAGCATTAACTAAAATTTGATTAAATGGTTTAGCACAAGCTTCTACTACAATAGCTGCTCCTGTTGAATTAACTTCTATACCTGATGAGGCATATAATAAAGCTGTTCCACCACCAGGTACTATTCCTTCTTCAATAGCTGCTTTTGTTGCATGTAAGGCATCATCTACTCGGTCTTTCTTCTCCTTCATTTCAGTTTCAGTATTACCACCTACATGAATAATAGCAACTCCACCTACAAATTTAGCTAATCTTTCTTGTAACTTCTCTACTTCAAATGGGGTAGCCGCTTTATCTATTTGTCCCTGTAATTCTTTTATACGTGCTTCTATAGGTTCAACTTCACCTTTACCATCTACAATTGTAGTTTGTTCTTTTCCTACTGTGACGGTCCTAGCTTCACCAAACCAATCCCAACTAAATTTATCAAGTTTCATACCTTTTTGTTTATCAAAAACTTGACCTCCAGTTGTAATAGCTATATCCTCTAAAACTAATTTTCTTCTATCACCAAAATCAGGAGCTTTTACTGCTACTACTTTCATTGTACCTCTCATTTTATTTACAATAAGAGTTGCTAAAGCTTCGTTATCAATATCTTCTGCAATAATTAAAAGTGAACGTGCTTGTGAGGATACACTTTCTAAAATAGGTAATAATTCTTTAACCTGTGTTAGTTTTTGATCTGCTAAAAGAATAAGAGGATTATCTAGTGTAGCAGTCATTGAATTATTGTCTGTAACAAAATAAGGTGATTTATAACCTCTATCAAATTGTAACCCTTCAACAGTTTCAAGATAGGTTTCTCCAGTTTTAGATTCTTCAATATGAACAACTCCTTCCATTCCAACTTTATCTATTGCAGTAGCAATTAACTTTCCAGTTTCTGGATCATTATTTGCTGATATAGTAGCAATTTGTTCTAATTGTTTTTCCCCTGAAATATCTTCTGCAATTTTATTTTTAAGATTATTAACTATATCTTTAACTGTAGAATCAATATCTCTTTTAATTTGAACAGCGTTTTCATTATTATTTAGAGCATTTAAACCCGCTTTAATCATTTCACTAGCTAATAAAGTAGATGTAGTCGTACCATCACCTGCTTTTTCGGCTGTTTTAATTGCAGCTTGTTTCACTAACTGTACACCTAATTCTTGATTTGGATCCTTTAGTATAATTGATTTAGCAACAGTAACGCCATCTTTTGTTGATTGGGGTGCACCTTGATCATTAGCTATTACTACATTTCTCCCATTAGGACCCAAAGTAGATACTACAGCATTAGCTAACACATCTATTCCTTTAACTAGGTTAGTTCTAGCTTTTGAACCTAATATAACTTGTTTACTCATTTGATATATCTTTTAAATTATTAATTTCTTCTGTACTTATATTTTGTAAAGTATCACTTAACACTTCATTAAGGTTGCTTTTTTTATTTACTTTGGCCAATATTTGATTTTCGGGACCTACATAGTATTCCTCTCCATCATATGGAAGTTTAGTAAAACCCATTGTTGGTAAAACAACTTTATCCCCAACTTTAATTGTTGTAGATATAATTTCTCCCGTAATAGTAGGTTTTCCTGGTCCTACTGCTATTACTTCACCAAATTCATTTTTTTCTTTCCCTAAGTCAGGAACAATAATATTACCATAAGTAGTCTCTTCTGACTCATATGGTTTGACGATAACTGCATCAAATAGTGCTTCTAATTCCATCTGTATAATTTTTTATATTTGTTTCTATTGATTTAAATTCATCTAAAAACTCACGAAGTGAGTTATAATCTTTTTTAGTATGCAGTCTTTCTTTAGCTATTTTTTGAAGTGCTTGGTTAAAGTTAGGATAATATCCTTGTGGTTTTGCATACTCAGTACCATTTCCTTTAGACCTAAAATGGTTTTTGTTTGGGGTAATTCTTTCATTAACTGTGTAACATACATCGTCTTTAGTTATGTAGTAAGGTTCCATTAAAGGGTCTGAGATTACCGTAAGTGATTTTGCTTTTCTAGTCATATAACGTTTTTATTTATCCGTGAATATACGAATAATATTGCGCTAGGACACGCTTTTTTTTAATAACTCTTATTTAATTTTAATTGATTTTGGTTTAGCTTCTTCAGCTAGTGGTATAAAAATTTCTAATAAACCATTTGTTAAAGATGCATCAATTTGGGTTAAATCAAATTTAGGTGCAATTTTATATCTTAAATCGAATGATTTTTTA